GCACAACATATGTTTGACGTGTATCGATTAAAAAAATTCGGCTTGTGAAGATTAAGAACGTAGAACAAAGATCAAAAGAATGGTTTCAAATGCGACTTGGAGTGATTACCGGGTCGAGGGTTGGAAATATATTCAAGGCCAACAACGTGCCATTCATTTATGACTTATTAGCGGAAAAATTATCCGGTGACATAGTGGAAACACCAACAACCGCCGCAATGATGCACGGCGTTATGATGGAACCCGTGGCACTGGATGAATACCGAATGCGAACCGGAGCGGATGCAAGGGAAATTGGTTTCGTGATTCATGACGAACATGAATGGTTGGCAATTAGTCCCGACGCCTTAGTATTTGAAAATGATGTGGCCATTGGTGGTGTTGAAATCAAATGTCCATCCACGAAAAAACACATTGAATACATTGCGGGCGGAAAGGTCCCGGCGCAATACAAACATCAAGTGATGCACTACTTTATTGTCATCGACACATTGCAATGGATGGATTTCGTTTCATTTGATCCGCGTATTTCAAAAAATTTCTTTAAATTCCGAATTCATCGAAATGATCCACAAATTGAAATGGATTTGGAAATGCGAAAAATGGAATATTTAAAATTTTGGGACAAGCTAAAGAAATATGAAAAAAAAATCCTCGGTTAAATTTGACGCCCAATGTTGGCGAATGGCGAAAACTTACTTTGACGCCGTTGATAAAATCCACATGATCGGCGTCATTGAACGTTCGGTTGAACTAAAGAACGAGAACGAATGAATTGGATTCCAAAGAATTTGAAGGAATTGGCAAAGTTAGCGGACCAGTTGAACGCCGAAAAGCATCCCGATATTCCGCCCCACGTTTTGGTTCGTAAAAGTTTTAAAGATAGTACGGCCAATGATTTGACGAAAACAATCATTTGGGATATGTTTCACGTTCGTGAAGGTTCAGCGTACCGAATAAACAATGGCGCGGTGTACGATCAGAAACGAAAGGTGTTTCGAAAAGGTGTTCAACGCAAAGGCATCCCGGACATCATTGGAATCATTGATGGACGGTTCATTGGCATTGAAGTGAAGATTGGTAAGGATAGACAATCCGCAGACCAAAAGGAAATTGAAAAGGAAATCAACGACGTTGGTGGTGTTTATTTCATCGCCAAATCTTATGACGATTACTTGTCAAAGATCAACGCCATATGATAAACGAAGTGTTTCGTAATGGCGCGATGGCGGAATTGTATGCAGCCGCCGAACTAATCAAGCGGGATTGGTATGTTGCGTTCCCATTTATTGAGGCGTGCGCCTTTGATTTGGTCATCTTTCGTGGAAAAACATTCCGAACGATACAAGTCAAATCAACGGCAACAAAAACGTTTGGTGGTTTTCCGCGCGTCACAAAAGATTTCAGCAAATACACCGAATGTGATTTCATCATTTGTTATGATGTAGCGAATCGCCGTTGGTTTATATTTACCGCCGCCGAACTGATTGGCAAAAAATCCGTCACGCTATCACCACGAAAATATCCACGCAACTGCGACAACTGGGATTTGATAAGATAACCAAGCACAAAGAGAGAGAGAGAAATGGACATTCAAAAAATTGCTAAAAAATACGCGGACCACGGTTTTTCACCGATTCCGTTGCGCCGTGATTCAAAGGCCCCGGCGTTGAAAGGCTGGCAAAAGCACGCCGACGAACCAATCACCAATTTCGATTCATTTCGTGACACCAATGGGATTGGTTTGGTCATGGGATATGATGGAATTCAATGTTTGGATATAGACGCCAAACACTTTGAGGCGGATGAATACAATGATTTTGTTTCACTGGTTGAATCAAACAACCCGGATTTGATGGACAAAATGATCATCCAACAAACGATTTCGGGTGGATATCATTGGATTTTCAAATGTTCCGAGATTGCCGGGAACGAAAAACTTGCAAAAAACACCAAGGGCGTGACGTTTGAAACGCGTGGCCGTGGTGGTCAAATAGTAGTGTGGCCAACAAAAGGATACAAAATTCTTGGAAAAATCACCGACGTTGTTGAAATCAGCCCCGACGAACGCCGTGTGATTTGGTCATGTGCTAAAATGATGGACGCGACACCAGCCAAACCGCAACCAATCATCAACCAACCAAACGAATCGGTGTTTGATGGTGAGGTTGATGAATCAACGCCGTGGGGTGAGTTTAGAGCAACTTACACCGCGCTTGATGTCTTAGTGTCTGCCGGTTGGTCAATAGTGCGTGAGAGCGACCGAATGGTGTATGTATTGCGCCCGGGTCAAACGTCATCAGAAACGTCCGGCGTCATCTTCAAAGATTCCGCGTTGTTTTACCCATTCACCACATCAACGGGATTTGATGCAGAACAACCACATGATTCGTTTCAATGTTATGTTGTCATAAAACACAACGGTGATTTCCAAGCGGCAATCAAAGAATTGCGAGCGGATGGATTTGGTAAGCAAACAGAGAAACCAGCTATTTCCAACGATGCGTTGTTTGATTACGAAAACGCATCCGTTGACGAAATTGATGAAATGGCGACGTTGTTGCATTCACTTGAGGTTGATTCAACCATTGAGGTTGATGAACCGGACAAAGCCATCACGCTGCATTTTGGATCGGAACAATACATCTTCGGTTCAATGGGCAACTTTTCATTGATACAAGGAAAGGCAAAGTCACGAAAGTCTTATTTCCTTAGTGCGTTAATGGCGGCGGCAATATCTGAAAACGATGTGTGTGGTCATATTCGTGGCCATGTATCGGACAAAACGAACATTTATATTGATACGGAACAAGGTGATTTCCATGCGGCAAAGGCAAAGAAACGAATTCAATCAATGGCCGGGTTGGACCCGCGCATCAATTACGACAATTTCAAACACTACAAATTCCGTGGACTGATGTCCAACAAAGAACGATTGAGGTTGACCGATTACATCATGAAGATCAACAACAACATCGGATTGGTTGTCATTGATGGAATCGTTGACCTTGCATCCGCCGGCGTGAATGATGAAGCAGAGGCGACCGCATTGGCGTCAAAGTTATTGCAATGGACCAGTGAAAACAATTGTCACATTTCAATCGTATTGCATGAGAACAAGAACGACAGAAACGCAAAAGGACATTTAGGATCGTATCTTGTTCAAAAGGCCGAAACAACCATTTCACTGGCCAAATCAGAACACACGCCGTCGGCATCGGACATCGTTCCGGAGTACACAAGAAACATTGAATTCCCATCAATGGAAATGACGATCACGGGATATGACACGATTGAATTGACTGAAAAGAATGATGTGGAATCCATAGCCGAACGCGTGTTCACCCCCGAAGACAACAAACGAATCTTGAAGGCTTTAGACGGTAAAACACGAACAATGGCCGTGACGTTTATTCGTGACACCGAAAACGTTCAAAAAAAGAAGGCGGAAAAGTTATTGAATGAAATGGAATCAAACGGGATGTTCCAATGGGAAAACATGGGGTCATCCAAATTAATAAACATCAACGGAATATGACACACGATCAAGCAAAGAAACACGAAGAACGCGCATTTGATTACCTATTGAAGCGGTACGGCTGGCAAATATTCACCACACCACATTTCGCATTGATTGATGGTGTGGCGGCAATGGACAACGAGATCACGCACGTTGTTGAATTTAAGTCACGAAACGAATCATTGTCATCAATGGAAAGATTTGGAACTTATTTGATCAGTAATGACAAGATCATGAACGGAATGGAAATGGCACGAATGATGTGCGTTCCTTTCATATTGATTGTTTGTTTGATTAAAGACGGCACAATCATCGCCGTTGAGATTGGCGACCAATACGGATTGAATGACATTGGCATCGAGGTGAAACCCACGCAAACACAAAAAAGCATTCAAGGCGGAAAGATTGTTCGAAACAACGCGTTCATTGATATTGATAAATTTCATATCTTATGATCATAGATCTGAAGGTTCGCAACCAAATTGCGCAATTGATTGTCGACATGAGTGTCGGCGAATCTAAGCCAGTAAGACGGCCGGAAATGGTCCCAATCATTAAAGAGGTGAACGACACCACATTGATTGGTCACGCTCTAAGGTTTGTGACAAACCTTGATGGCGATGTGATAGAAATAAAGAAATACCGCCGCACGGCAATTGAAAAACGATATGAAAGAAGTTGATCGCGAATGTACCAAGTGCAAGAAGACGCACCCAATTGAATCGTTCTCAAAGTTAGTGAATGGACGCAACGGACGACGTGCGCAATGCAAACAATGTGATCGTGCATATAATGCCAACAAAGGTTTGCGCGTGCCACTGGAATCGTCTGAATACGTCTTGAATAGCTTAACGATGTTCAATCACATGTACATCCACTTCGGATGGTGGGAATCAACAAAGACACAAGTCGAGCGCGACCAAAAGAATCGAGAGGTGAAGAAGTATTACAATGAAGAACAAAAAGATAAATTAAAATAATATGCCCAATGTCCCAAAGAGAAAACAAAGGCCATGGTTGCAAGGTTCGCACAAGTCATCACGCGCAAGGATCGAACGAAACAAGTTCTATCAAACAAGTGCCTGGCGTTCCTTGCGGAACATGTTTATCAAGCGGCATCCGTTATGTGTGGAATGTGAATCAATCGGGCAAGTCATCGACCATATCATTTCAATCAAAGACGGCGGTGACCCACTTGAATGGGACAATTTGCAAACAATGTGTCACCGATGTCACAACATAAAGTCGGGAAAAGAGTCAAGAAAATAAGAATAAAGCATTGATTTAGCCCATATTTTAACAAGGGAGGGGGGTGTTGAACCTATTTAATGGTAAAATATAACATCACCGTCCCCACAAGAAACTTACGAACGCAATTTTGAGCGGGTAAAAGTTAAAAAGTGGGCAATAAACGCTTTAAAATGATAAAAAATGGGAAAAGGTAGAAAACCAAAACCGACTGCAATATTAAAAGCGCAAGGCACGTTTGAGGCGTCACGACACGAAAACAGAATGGAAGCCGACGGCATTCCAATGGCCCCAACAATCCAAAACGCCAACGAAACGTTTGATTGGTTGGTCAAAAAGTTGGATGATTTGGGCGTCATTGCTGAAATCGATGGGATGGCTTTGCAAATGTTAGCGGATGCGTGGGAAGATTATCAGACAACGCGCGCCGTTGTTAAGGAACACGGGCCAACATATTCCACGACCACAACACAAGGTGATTTGATGTGGCGTCCACGCCCGGAAGTCGCGTTGATGAATCAATCGTGGGATAAGATAAAGAAGATGATGACGGAATTCGGATTGACCGCGTCATCACGCGCAAAGATTGAGATGAAAGAAAAGGTACAAACACTTGAAGATTTATTGGACTAATGTATTACGACGAAAAAAAAGCCAACCGGATCATCAATTTCATTGAACGCGTTTGTACTCATGTGAAAGGTGAATTGGCAAACAAACCGTTCATCTTAGAGGACTGGCAAAAAGAATATATTCGGGAATTGTTTGGAACAATGAACGACAATGGTACGCGTCAATATCGAACGTCCTATGTTCAAATCCCGCGCAAGAATGGAAAATCAAATTTGGCCGCCGCGATTGCTTTGGCCGTGTTCTTTGTCGTTCGCGAACCCGGTGCGGAAATTTATTGTTGCGCATCATCACGCGAACAAGCGAAAATTGTTTTTGATGTGATCAAACAAATGGTTCGCAATTCAACAATCTTGATGCGAGAATGCAATATATTTCAAAATTCAATCGTGTTGAATGGTACGAACTCATATTTGAAAGCGGTCGCCGCGGAAGCCGGGACATTGCACGGTACTTCGGCCAGTCTTTGCGTTTATGATGAATTACACGTCGCCAAGAATCGCGCACTTTGGGATGTGATGGCGACGTCACAAGGCGCAAGGCGTGAACCACTAATGATTGCGATAACAACGGCCGGTTTATTTGATCCAACTTCCGTTTGCTATGAACTATACTCCTATGGCAAAAAAGTTGAAACGGGCGTGATTGAAGATGAAACGTTTTTACCTTGTATATATGAAGCGAATCCCGGCGAAGATATTCACGACGTTGATGTTTGGAAAAAGGCGAATCCAAATTATGGCGTTTCTATCAAACCGGAGTATTTTGAAAAGATGTCACGCGAAGCCAAATCATTGCCATCGGCGGAAATTGCATTTCGTCAATTGCATTTGAATCAATGGGTCAATTCTTTGGCGTCTTGGATTGCTGACGCGGAATGGATGGAATCGTCTGGCGTCATTGATTTGGAACAACTAAAAAATCGCAAGTGCTACGCTGGTCTAGATTTAGCAGCGGTTGAAGATGTCACGGCGTTCGTGATGGTTTTCCCGATGGATGACGGGTCAATCAAAGTGGTTCCGAAAATGTTTGTTTCCGAAGCGGCCGTTGAACGCCGCCGAACGCAAACGGGCGGTTCTTACGACACGTTTGTCAAGGACAATGAATTGATTGTCACGGAAGGGAATTCAACCGATTACGCGGTCATTGAACGCGTGGTCAAAGAGTGTGCGGAATTATACGATTTGCAATCCATAGCGTTTGACCGTTGGAACTCGAATTCACTGGTCGCCAATCTAACGGACGCCGGGATTGAAATGGATCCATTTGGACAAGGGTTCATTTCGATGACCGCTCCAATTAAAAACGCCGAGATTTTAATCAAAAAGAAATTGTTGCATCACGGCGGAAACGGAATGTTGCGATGGATGGCGGCGAATGTTGTGACCAAAAAGGACGACGCGGAAAACATAAAATTTTCCAAATCAAAGGCGGGTGACAAGATTGACGGCATCATTGCGATGATTATGGCATTGGGTGAGATGATAACGATGGAGGGCAAAGATGTGACGGGTGTGTCAACATATGAATCGCAAGGAATTAGACTTCTATGATGAAGATTGACGACGCTCGACAATTGGGCTTGAGATTATTTGAATGCGGATTCACGCCGTGGATTGCGCAAACTGGTGACGGATATATCATCCGCATGATTATCGAAGGCGAAATGGTTGATGTTTTTCGGACCGATGTGCAAGCGAATCAAACAAATTAAAAAGTTTTTCACGTTTTGTGGATTGTATTGGTTTTTTATTGTATGTTTACACCATCGCAATGAAGCGGTCAACCAAATACCACCACAATGACAAATTTTATCAAAACAACCGACTCAGTAAGAACGCAAGATTTACTAAACAAGATTGAAGTATTAGAGGTAACTACTGAATTTCTTGAAATGATGAAGGGGAACAGCAAATACTATAATAACGAACTCGACGCCGAAATAAGTAACCCATACATTAAAACAGCGATATTAGGACTAATAGTAAGAGGTGTTAAATTCCACATCTATCACGACGGAGAAAACAGTCTTTACTACCTTGGTGAAGGTGTTAATATACAAAGATACACCGGAACAAGTATTTTGAGGGGGTAACAGCCCACCCACACGCCAACCGCCCCCCGCTGAAACAAACGGGGGGATTTGGTGTTATAAATTTTTCACTTATGGACCACACAATCACAACGAAAGATTTCGTACATTGGAACAATATGAACCCAGTCGACGACATAAAAAGAGGCGACATCATAGAGATGACGCGAACGGGAAAAGAATTCTTTGTTGAATCAATCACGCCGTTGGGCGTTGTGTTAAAGGAATGCACCCGGTACGTTTCATTTTCAAAAGCAGCATTGTCAGAACGATTGAAAAGAAAAGCAGCAATACACAAAAGCATTTAGTGAACCACGGATCGTTCTGATCCGTTTGGTGTTTGGTTGAAGGGGCGTTGTGGTGACGTCCCTTTTTTTTGTTTTTGAACGTTGCAAATGATAACGTATATTCACACCGAATTGTACAATCATTTTCAAACGGATGGCCGAAAATCAAAATTTATTTGGGCGAATAGTCGGAGCATTTAGAAACAATCCGAACCGCCCATCAACTTCTTTGTCGAATCCAGCCGAATGGCTTATGGGCGGCAATGATTCTGCAACCGGGATCGCAGTCACAGAAAATTCAGCAATGCAATTGTCGGCCGTATTTGGGGCCGTTCGCGTCATATCGGAAACGATGGCCGCATTGCCGTGGGATGTTAAGCAAACAAAAGACGGCGTTGTCATGACGGCCGACGCTCACCCGATCAACAAATTAATTCACAATCCAAATGCAATGATGACGGACTTCACGTTTCGTGAAATGTGTCAAGCGAATTTGTGTCTACACGGGAACGCGTTCATTGTTATACAACGCGATCAAGCCGGAACACCAACCCGATTGATACCGGTTCACGCCAACAACGTTGAAGTGAAAGTATATAAGGATGAAAAGTTCTATACAATACACGGAAAAGAAACGTTTGATGATTCGGAAATGATTCATTTGGTTGGATTAAGTTTTGACGGTATCGTTGGAAAATCAGTTCTTGAAGCCGCACGTGAATCCATCGGATTAGGATTGGCAGCGGATAGATTTGGCGGTTCATTCTTTGGCAGAGGCGCAAACCTTTCGGCAGTGTTAACGCATCCGGGACGCCTTTCAGACGAAGCGTATAAGCGTTTAATGAGATCATGGGAACAACGTAATACTTCGATGGATAACAGCCACAGAACGGCGATTTTAGAAGAGGGAATGAGCGTAGAGAAAATGAGTGTTTCCCCACAAGATTCTCAATTCATATCAACAAGAAAATTTGGCGTCGAAGATATCGCAAGATTTTTCCGCATTCCGTTGGCTTACCTTGGATCGTTAGAGAATTCAAGCACACGCGCCAACATCGAAGAACAAGGAATCCAATTCCAAAGAAACACAATCTTGCCATGGGTGAAACGCTGGGAATCAGAATTCAACCGCAAGTTGTTTTTGCAAGATTCAGAATACTACATCCGATTTAATATGGATGGATTGTTGCGTGGTGATATTCGTTCAAGATACGAGGCTTACACAAAGGGACGCCAATGGGGGTGGATCAGTGCAAACGATGTGCGCAAACTTGAAAACATGGCCCCAATTGACGGCGGTGATGCTTATTTGCAACCGTTGAACATGATTGATGTCGCAAATCAAGATGTGAACGCCGACGGCGAAGAATAATATATATATGATTAAGAAAATAGAAAAACGCGTGATGGGAAAAAATGGTGACGAAATCGTTGTCAACATTTCCGAATCCGCTGAAATAAGATTAAAACAAAACGAAATCGTTCGTTCGGAATACCGAATGGAAGATGTTGAAATCAAAGAAGATGAAGGTGTGGTTGTTTGCGGATTTGCAGCGGTATACAATTCAAATTCTGAAAACATGGGTGGTTTTTACGAACAAATCGCACCGGGTGCATTTCGCGATGTGATGGGTGATGATGTTCGTGCGTATTTAAACCACGACGAAAATCGTCTTTTGGGCCGTGTGTCATCGGGAACGTTGACCATCAGTTCAGATGATCGCGGGTTGTATTACGAGGTAAAGATGCCAAACACAACATACGCGAACGATTTAATTGAATTAATGAAACGCGGCGACATAAATCAATCGTCGTTTGCGTTTTTAATTGGTGAGGATTATTGGGAAGAACGCAACGGCGAAACATTCCGAATCATCACAAAGATATCACGATTGTTGGACGTTTCACCAGTTGCACAACCGGCATATCCGGAAGCAACAAGTGGAATTGCAACACGCGATTTGGAAACAGAAACCAAAGTTGAAGTTGAAGCGGTCGCGCCAATAGAGAGCGCACCCGAAGAAGTGGAAACAAAAGAAGAAGATTCCAACATTTATTTGTATAAAAGTAAAATCCTAAATTTGTAAACGATGAAAAACATCGAATTGCGCGGTAAACGTGCTGAAGTAATTAAAGGCGCAACGTCAATTGTTGACGCTGCTCAAGCTGAAGGCCGCGGTCTGAACGCTGAAGAAAAGTCAAAATTTGACGCAATGGAAAGTGATGCAAGAAGCATCAAAGACCAAATCGACACGCTTGAACGCGCTGCCGACATGAAAAAAGAATTGGCTGCAAATGCTGAGGTTCGCGAAGCGGCTCCAAAAGCAACTCGCAAAGGTGCATTCGAAAGCTACCTTAGAAACGGAATGAGCGGATTGAACAACGAACAACGTTCAATCATGGGCGAACTTCGTGGAACAAGCACGCAAGTGGCTGGTACTGATACACTTGGGGGATTTTTAGTTCCACAAGATTTCAGTAACGAACTAGATATGGCGACTCTTTTCACTGGTGAGGTTGAAAGATTAGCAAAAAAATTGAACACGGCCGGTGGTGCTTTGTTAGATTATCCAGTAATCAACGACACCGCAACAAATGCGGCACTAATCGGTGAAGCCACTGCGGTAACTGTTCAAGATATGACGTTCGCGAACAAGCAGTTGAGCGCGTACAATTACGCGTCGCAAGTTCGTGTTTCTATGCAGTTACTACAAGACAACGCGTTCGACTTAAATTCGTTCCTCGCAGAAGCGATGGGCGAGAGAATAGCGAGAAAATCGAACCTTGATTTTACGCTTGGTGATGGTTCAAGTAAGCCGTCCGGTATTTTGGCCGCGTCTGCTGCTGGTTCAACAACTGCTGGGGCAAATGCAATCACCGCTGACGATATCTTAAACTTGATCTATTCAATAGATCCAAGTTATAGAAACAAAGCGTCTTTTGGTCTTATGGCAAATGATGCGGTAATTTCTGCAATTCGTGCTTTGGGTCTTGGTTCTGCAAACGATTTCCCGGTATTTATTCCATCAATGGAAGTTGGTCAGCCGGACAAATTGTTCGGGTACAATTTGTACTATAACAACGATATGGCGTCAGCTATTTCAACGGGTCAAAAAACATTGCTTGCAGCCGATTTCAGCAAGTATGTTGTCAGATCTGTGGGCGGCATTCAGATGTTAAGATTGAACGAACGTTACATGGACGAATTAGAAGTTGGTTTCGTTTCTTATGCAAGAAAAGATGGAACTATTCTTGACGCTCGCGCCGTGAAACATATGGTTCAAGCGTAATCAATGAAAGTTAGATTTCTCAAATCTATTTCCGGAAACGGGTTCCACTATCGCAAAGATGCGGTGGTGGAACTTCGTTCCTCGGAAATGGTCACGGACTTTTTGAACGCTGGTTTTTGCGAAGCAATTGCCGAAGCCCCGAAAGCGCGTGCAAAAAAAGCGGTTAAAAAAACGACCAAAAAAGAAACACGATAAATGGCAATTGATATTGTAACAGCGGCGGCAACTGAGGCCATCACTTTAAGCGAAGCAAAAAACTTTTTGCGCGTTGACCATAGTGATGACGATGCCTTGATTTCCGCATTGATTTCGGCCGCACGTTCAATGTGTGAAGAATACACACGCCGGATTTTAGTGACCACCACAGTTGACGAATACTTTGATAAATTTCCAAAAAATCGTTGGGACAATTTGTCAAATCTTTTGTATTTGTCACGCGGTCCAGTGTCAGCAATATCAAGTGTTAAATATGTGGATGCGATCGGTTCGGAAGTAACGATTGCAACGGATGGATATATCACGGACACAATTTCAGAACCGGCACGCGTGCAATCCGTTTCGGGTTGGTTTGCAGCCGCTGGAGTTGTCAACCAAGTGATTGTTCAATATTTGGTTGGATCGGATGTTGCATCCATTCCAAAACCATTGATTCAAGGAATGTTGTTGGTCATTTCTGACCTATACGATCAAAGAAGTGATCGTGTTCGCCAGTTGCCAACCGCATCGGAATATTTGTGGAACCCATACAGAATTTTTACATTCTAATGATTAAGCAAGCCGGAGAACTTGACCGAAGAATCACAATTCAATCATTCACCACGTCAACGGATTCGTTTGGTGAGGTGAACAAATCGTTCATCACATTGGCGAACGTATGGGCAAAGGTTGAAGATAAGAGCGGAAAAGAAGGCGAAGAGAGCGAACAAATTATTGCAACAAAACGGGTTGAATTTTTCATCCGTTATCGTGCGGACATCAACGAACAAATGCGCATCATTTACGAAAACGAAACGTACAAGATTGAATCCATCATCAATGATGATTCAAGAAAAGCGTTTCAAAAAATTGTGACACGATGGGCAGATTAGGAAATGGAATGTTCGTAGGATTTGACGAAAAGGATGTTCGCAAGGAATTGGAACGAGCGTTCAAAGAATTGGACACCCTAAATGATAGCGTCACAACGGCGCAAATTCGACGCATTGCACGCAAGTCGTTGAAACCAATGGTGAAGGCTTACCAAAACGAAATCACGGATTTGTCAAGTGGTTCGTTCAAGGTTTATCGCAACGGCGGAATCTATGCACAGATATCAAAAGGACAATTGGCCAAATCAATGGGCGTGATTACGACCAAGATAAGAAAAGGCGCAACGTTCGCATCTTTGTCAGTTGGTCCACGTGTTAAGGGTTCATTTTCGGACCCGGAAAAGGGTGGGTGGTTCGCTCACTTTTTAGAATACGGTTATTTAAACAATGGAACATACGACGGTGCAAACAAAGGTTTCGCAACACGTGCAAGGAAAAAAGAAATGAGCGGCGTTGGAAACGAATTCAAACGATTGATGCGTTCATTTTTGAATAAAAAAGTAAAAGCCGCACGAATATGATTGGAAAAGTAATCAAATACAAGTTCGACAATGATTCAGATTTGAACACATTGTTTGGTGGGCGTGTGTTTCCAGTTGTAGCCGCGCAAACAAAAGCGACGCCATTCGCGATTTATGAGGTGGTAAACATTGCCACAAGTATGACGAAAGAAAGCGATTCCAATATTGATGAAATAGATGTCCGGATCACGTTGGTTTCAACGAGTTATTCAGACACACAAAACGCGGTTGAGTATGTTCGCAGTGCATTCGTAAGAATCAAAGGAACCATTCAAGGCGTGAAATTGCAATCGTGTATGTTCGAAGGGCAACGCGATTTGTTCAGCGATGACGAACGAACATTTGGATCACAATGTGATCTAAAGTTCAGAGTATCGCGAGATTGATTTGTAAATTTATAAAAATAAAAAAGTAAAAAAATGGCCTCAACAAGCATCATGAACGCAACCGATGTTGTGATTCAAATTTCAGAAGACGCCGGAACAAGTTACGACATCATAGGTCGTGCAAATTCCGCATCACTTAGTGTTTCAATGGAAACACGTGACACAACAACCAAAGATTCAGCCGGATGGCAAGAGAATCTCGAAGGTCTAAAGGCTTGGTCCCTTAGTGGCGACGGGTTGGTGACTTATTCAATCGCTGGTGATTTCGATACACCGGATGATTTGTTCACTTTATTGTCAAACCGCACAAAAGTAAGAGTCAAATTTGGTTCGGCTACGAGCGCAGAAATTGACTACACTGGTGACGCTTACATCACAAGCTACGAGCAAGAAGCTGGAACAGAAGAAAACGTAACTTTCTCTTTTGGATTCACTGGAACTGGTGTCTTGACTCAAGCGGCGGTATCATAATCGCAAACGATAAAATGGGGCCGTCCGTTGGGCGGTCCCTTTATTACCACAACAAACAACAACAACAAAACAAACAACAACATGACACAATTCATTGAAATCGGAGAACGCAAACACGCCATAAGATTTGGATTCAACGCGTTGCGTGAGTTCTCAAGAATGACGGGAACAACATTGGCGCAACTTGAAAAGTTGGGTGAAGATATGACACTGGATCACGCAATCACTTTGATGTTTTGCGGATTTAAGGACGGCGCAAGAAAAGAAAAGGCGGCGTTTAGATATGAAGTTGCAGACATTGCGGATTGGATTGACGAAGATGAAACGATTTTGGAAAAGTCGTTTTCGATATTCGAACAACAATTCACAAGTGACGCGGAAAAAAAGACATAGGCCGACGCGGTCAAACGACCACAAGGGAATCCACATGGGATGATTTGGAATCGTTCGCGTTCGGCCAAATTGGATTGATGCCGTCGGCGTTTTATGATTTATTACCACGCGAATGGACCAATATGGTCAACGGATGGAGTGAGTTGGAAAACCGAAAAGAACAAACGGAGTGGGAACGGACAAGGTGGCAAACAACCATTTTGTTGAACCCACACACGAAGAAGCGCATCAAGGCAAAAGATTTGATTGTGTTCCCATGGGAAGCACAAGATAAAAAGAAACACAAGGTGTGGACACGCGGCGAAATATTAGCCGAGATAAACGAACGAAAAGAACGCGCAAAGCAAAAGAATGGCAAATTTAAGTAGTTTAAATTTTAGACTTTCGGCAAATATTGCACCATTCCGCAAGGGGTTGAACAAGGCCGAACGGTCCATGGACAAGTTGGGTCGTAAGATGCAACAAACCGGGAAAAATTTGTCAATGAAATTGACGGCCCCGATTGCCGCTTTGGGCGCGATGTCGTTCAGTGTGTTCAAAGGATTCGAGGCAGAGATGTCGAAAGTCAAGGCCGTATCGGGTGCGACCGCCGAAGAATTCAAAATGTTGTCCAACAACGCCAAAGAATTGGGGGCGTCAACGATGTTTTCAGCGCGTCAAGTGGCTGGACTACAAACCGAGTTTGCAAAGTTAGGATTCACGGCAACGGAAATCACAAAGGTCACGGAATCAACATTGAATCTTGCTCAAGCGGCCGGAAGCGATTTAGCGCGTGCCGCTATGGTTGCGGGGTCTACATTGCGGGCGTTCGGATTGGATGCGTCACAAACGGGCATGGTGACCGATGTGATGGCGAAATCGTTCAGTACATCGGCGATGGACATGGAAACGTTTGCGGAATCAATGAAGTTCGTTGCACCGGTTGCAAAATCTGCCGGGATGTCCATTCAAGAAACATCCGCAATGCTTGCGGTGTTAGCCAATGCGGGGATCAAAGGTTCACAAGCGGGGACCGCTTTGCGCCGTATCATTTCTGAAATAGGTGGATCAAGTAAACCAACCGCCGAAGCGTTGAAAGATTTGGCCGCTCAAGGGTTGAATCTTGCGGATGCGAAAGATGAAGTTGGTCGTTCTGCACAATCCGCGTTGCTTGTTTTGGCGGGCGGTGTTGACCAGATTGCGCCATTGACACAATCGTTTAAGAACTCCGGGGGTGCTGCTAAAGAAATGGCCGACATCATGGGGGACACTGCGTTCGGTGCGTCCAAGCGTTTGGAATCCGCAATGGAAGGGCTTGGAATTTCCATTGGTGAAATTATAGCCGTTGCGCTCGTTCCAATTATTGAATCAATCGCGAAATTTGCCGGGTGGTTGAATAAAACATCAAAAGAAACGAAAACAACAATTGTTGTTTTTGCGGGTCTTGTTGCGGCAATTGGTCCATTGATGTTCATCACTGGGGGTGTAATGAGAAATTTTAAATTGTTACGCTTTGCAATGGTAAAATCCAACACCATCACAAAGATGGCGACGGTATTACAACGCGCTTACAATTTAGCGTTAAAAGCAAACCCAATTGGAATCGTTGTCACTGCGTTGGCGGCATTGGGAACGGCTTTGTTTTTAGTTAACAAGCGCAAAAAGGAAACGGTTTCAATTGAAAAGAAATTGACCGATTCCGCAAAAGAAGAAATTGCAGACAATCAAGTTCGTTTGGCTCAAGCGAACAATTTGATTGACACCATCAAAAGTCAAAACATAACAAACGAACAACGCGGTCGTTTGATTAGAAAATTAAACACCGAGTACAAAGACTTATTGCCAAATCTCATTAGTGAGAAATCCAGCGTTGAAGATATTGCCACCGCTCAAAAGGATATGAACAAAGAGATGGCGAAGAAAATCGCCATGATTGCCGTTCAAGATGAAATGACCGAGGCCGTGAAAAAAGCGGTTGACGCTCAAAAATTATTCAATTCATCGATGAAAGTGTCGGATGAACTCGCAACCAAATCACAAGACCTTTTTAAGCGTGTTTTAAGCGAAGATGAAGCCATGAGATTGGCAACAGATTTTCAACATATTTCCGCCGCGCAACGACAATTGGCAATGGATATGAGCGCAAACAACGGAATGTTGGGCGCGTACAAAATAAGTTTAGACGCCGCAAACGAAGCCGTTGTTGAAATGGGAACAAGCGTTGATGATCTGTCGTCGTCAATGTCAAACGCTGCATCGTCTGGCGAAGTTGATGGCGAAAGAATCACACAAACATTGATTAACTTGCCCATCAAATCGTTTGCCGACAAATTGACAATGCAACTTGCTCCAGCGTTTGGAGTGGTGCGCCAAGAAATGGTCAACTTCACGGCGATGGCGGTGCAAGCGGGTCAAGTCATGAGCAATGTTTTTGCCGCATCTATTGAAGAAGCATTCGATAAACTTGAAGAAGGCGAAACAAGATTTGGAAACTTTCTTCAGTCAATGTTGCAAGGACTCAAAAAATTGGCGGTGCAATTTATAGCGGCGGCAATTGCGGCGTTCGCTCTTGCGGTTGCGATTCGTCTTGCAACTGGTACGGGACTTGCGGGACTTGGCAGCATGGCGGATATATTTGGAACGATGCAAAGCGTTGGATTTATGTCAAACATTCCAATGTTGGCCGAAGGTGGTGTTGTAACTTCACCAACGTTGGCAATGATTGGCGAGGGCGGACAAAGTGAAGCGGTCATACCATTGGATAGATTGGGCGAATTTGGCGGTGGTGGACAAAATGTTGTCGTCACTGGTCGGATAAGCGGTTCAGACATATTGTTGTCAAACGAACGAGCGTCAAGAAATAGAACAAGACAAAGAGGTTTTTAAAATATGGGTGCAAGACTATTTGGAGAATTCACATCATCATTTGAAATTGATTATGTGATCGAATTTCACGACAATCAATTCACAAGCGCAGCCCAAAAAATCCAAGTTGGTGGCGACGGATTTCAATTGAATTATTCGGGGGAAACCGACAACATTTATTCGTCAATCATTGGTTCGTCGTTAGGTGTTAGTATTGTTAATCAAGGCGAACCGCATTTGTTGCAGTATATCGCATTATTGAAACAATATCAACAAGATAGATTTTCAATTGTTGTTTATCGTCAAGCGGATGCGCAATTTATAGATGATTTGTCAAACGTGGCGTCACTATTTGAAGCACGC